GATAATGATTTCCGTATCATTACAGGCGAGATGACCTTCAGCATCATCTTTTTCTAGGAATTTGTAATCTTTATCAAAGCCATATTTGGCTAAGATAGAACTAGAATCATCTAGATATGCATCCCTGGCGAACTGTGCCATGATGTATGCAGTTTGTTTTTGTGATAGATTATCTAGAGCCATTGGTTGTTATCCTTATTATATAACTCACCAACATATTTATAATAAATAAACTTATATGTTATGCTTCTGATGAAGATTATATCAATCCATCATAGGAGCTTAATATGAAAAGAATATTAACATTCATAGCAGCATTGTTTTTCACAGCATCTGCATATGCGCAAAATTTACCTGCCGGTGATATTGGAGTTGTAACAAATAACGCTCCTAATACATGGCAGACATTCACATACACTTTTACACCATCAACAACTGGTGCTAATTATATCGGTTTTGCATTCAGACAAGACCCAGCATTCTGGACATTTGATAACGTATCAATTACCGCTGCTGGTTCATCAACAAACCTTGTAACCAATGGTGGATTTACTACTGGCGGTGCATTTAGTGTGACAACAAACAATGGTGTTAGCTCTATGCAGGCACCTACAAGTTGGGGAGTATGGTATCAAAATGGAACTTATCCTGCAGCAGCTGGTAATTGGACTAATATTGGCGGTGTTCATGGTGGTGTTTGGTATGATGGCGCTGTTGGTACGTTTGATGGTATCTATCAGGGCGTTAATCTCACTGCAGGAACGACTTACACTATTTCTTTTGATGTTTCCGGCAACAATACTTCTAATGGCGGTTCTATTCAGCTTGGCGTATACGGTGGTGCGTGCGCCTCAGTAAGCATTGCTGCTAATCAGTGTACGATTCCTGCTGCTGCTGGCTTCACCACATTAGCAACTCCTGCACAGGGTGCTGCTGCTGGTAATCCAACTCCTCCGCCTGTAACTCTTGTAAGCACAACGACTGCTGTTTCAACTTCAACATCATCAACTACTAATGGCAACTCAGTTGTAACTCATACTGTTGTTGATAATGGTAGAAATACTGGGCGTTGGATTGCTGTAACAAGAACAACAACTTCGATCATAACAACACCTTTCACGGTAACAACTGTTACAACACCGCATGCTGTTCAGTTATATTCTGATGGTTCAACTGTCACAACGAACGGTACAACCGTAACAACAACTCAAAATGGCGCCACTGTTGTGGTTGGACAACCAGTTGCTCAAACAGCTTCTGTATCTGCTCTTGCATTGAAGGATGCTATGGCAGTCAGCAAGTTCAATTCATTCCTGGTGGATCCGCTCTCAACCAAGGATGGTTCGTGGGCAACACCTTCTATGGGTTATGTTAAGACCAATGGATCATTCCGAGATGGTGGTTTAGCCATGGGAATACAAAAAACTGTTGAGGATAAAATAGCTGGAATTGCTGGGAAATTTTTAAAAACAAACAGCCATGACTTCTTAAATTCTGAATCTGATTATGATTCATATTCAGGTACAGCGTACTTTATGTCAAAGTTTGCCCCAGTATGGGTCAAAGGCGCTCTTGGATTCGGTTCATCAGAATATACAACTACAACAACATTACCAATTTTTGCGCTTGCTAATCAGAGTAAAGTCAAAACAAAAAACTACTACGCTGACTTTACCTTTTATTCAGGTAAAGAATATCGTGGGTTCAGACCTTATGCTGGAGTATCTGTTGTTAAATCATCAATTGGTTCTGCAACTCAAATAGGTTCTTCATTATTATCAACATTACCACTTGATGATAGAAATATTGAAGTTCGACCATATGCTGGTGTTAGATACGAATTCAATGATTCAGTAAGTATCGAAACAAGAGTAACACAATCTAAAGATTTCAAAACAGTTGGCCAAGCTCGTTTATCGGCTAAAAGAAACATATATAAGAATGTCTATATAGATATATCAGCTGGTTTTGATAAAGGAACTAATTATACTGCTGTCGTTGGTATGATTGGATTGAAAATCAATTTTTAATTGGAAACGTTATGAAAAAACAGTAAGCTCAATGAAAATTAAAAAGAATAAGAAAAGCTTTTTATGTTGCAGTTTTACAACCAGAACCGTTAAGTCTGGTTGTAAAAAAGTTCGTAAAGTTAGGGCTGTTAAATCTAAGAAGTAAAAACTTCTAACACTTTGTTGACATACTTAGAACGCTCCATTACGAAAGTTTGGGGCGTTCTTTCATTGTCTACAGTTATCATGATTGCAATTTGTGGAACAGCTATCTTGTATATCCACTCAAACATCATTGAATATACAGTTGACTGGATAAAATAATTTTCAATCCATTGTTCTTTCTTTGGTTTCTTAGAAGTTTTGAAATCAATGATAGAAAGAACACCATCATATTCAGCTACAAGATCAGTTCTACCTGCGCACCCAAGCGTTTTAGAATACAATGGAAGTTCGATACCAAGTATGTTATCAACATGACCATCAAGTGCTTCTTTAAGAGGTAAAAATGATTCAATATTAATTGGCATCTCATTTTTAAAGATATTCTCTTCATTGAGAACATATCGTTCGGCTATTTTATGAATAGCTGAACCACGGCGAGTTGCTTGTTTTGATACACGATCTGCTTCTTCATCACCAACTCTTGCTCTCCATTCATTAAGAGCAGTTTTATCTGACTTCTCACTTATGATTGTAGTAACAGATTTTAGCTTTGTTAAACCATCGGGTAATATATACCATCTAGAACCATCGATGTTTGTTGTTTCTAACTCAACATAAGGAACTAACATATGTTTAAACTTTTTCACATATTCACCTAAAAGATAAGATTCAGTTTGTCTTTTTCAATTATATAGTTCTTTACCATTGAAGACCTAACTATATCTTCTTTTTGGAAATCAACAAATTCAAAAGATTTCATACGTTTAATGACACGCATAAAATCCATAAGACCATTTTTCTCTTGATCTTTAGTGAAGTCAGATTGTCTGAAATCACCGCAAAAAATAATCTTACAGTTTTTACCAATACGAGTAATAACGGAATCAAGTTCATGACCAGTTAGATTAGCAATTTCATCAACTATGACAATAGAATCATTAAGAGTAATACCACGAATAAAAGAAGTTGAAATAAAATCAATTATATTTCTATTCTTCAGATATTCGTATGCATCTCCTCTACCAAAAAGTTCTGTACATATAGCATAATAGGGTGCTTCATATACCTTAGCCTTTTCTTTGTTGTTTCCTGGCAAAAATCCCATATCTCTTGTTGGTACAACGCTTCTGACAATTACAATTTTCTTATAATGGCTACTTTCAGAAAGAACTTGATTCAAAGCGAGGTATAGAGAAATGAAACTTTTCCCAGTTCCGGCAATCCCATGAAGCATCAAATTTTTATTTTGATTATATGCCTCAAAGGAAAGCTTTTGGTTTTCTGTTAATGGTTCTATTCGTTTAAGATTGAAGTTTATCTTTTCCTGTATATTGATCACTTTTTGATCGGATTGACGAAGGATTCTTTTCTCTTTTCTTGTTAATCTTTTCGTTTCCATTATTAGCCTTTAAAATGTGTTAATGGTGCTTCTGCTTACCCCTTTTTGATTTCCACTTTTAATATTTTTAAGGAGATCTCTGAAAGCCGAATCTGGCTTATTCAACCCTCTACCAGAATGAAGTAGAGGAGCACCATGTACTAGTTGCGTTACGTTTGGGTTTTCACTCAGGTAAAGTTCACGAGCAGAAATGCTCATGAACTCTTCATACTCTTCGCCAGTGTCATTGTTAAGAAACTTATATGTAGGCATTAGCGTCTCTCATCCTCGTCGGGCCAATCTTCATCAGCCATTTCATCATAGATGTTATTATATGGGTAATCGGTAATATCTTCTTCTTGTTCAAGAAGAGCTGTAATGTCTTTGGTCTTCAAAGCTCTATCAACTCTTTTTTCATTTTTTCGTTCAAGATAGTTAGATCTAATAACGAAATTTTCGCTATCATCTTCGTAATAATCATTTTTACGAAATTTCTTAAACTGTTTAGACATTGATCAGCCCTGGGAGTGCCTCTTTTACGTGTTGAATTGTAATGCCCTTGATTGGCTTCTTATCCTTAAGAAGACAAAGCATTTCTGCATCTTTTGGAGATACATTTTCAAGCAACTGAACGAACATTGATTCACGTTTAAGTTGTGCAAGGTTTGGGTGGAAACCTTCGATATAGTATTTAATTTTCTCACAATCCTTGATAAGGACATGTTCTTGATCTACAAGATCATTTGGCTTATAAGGAGGAGTGCCTGGAGGAAGCGCCCACTTGATGTTTGGATCATAACCTGCCTGTAAAAGAATTCTTAGAGGATAGCTGTCATTATGTTTAAGGGCGGCGATCTTTTCATCAGTTCTTTTAAGCTTACCTACTTTTTCTAGAAATTCTGCAATACCAATTACCATTAAAATTCTCCAATAGATTCCATTAAATTTTTAAGTTTATTTGCCATAAAATAATTCATAAGTTTATCACGACCCTTACCTTCTTGCTTATCATATAATTCTATGATCTTAGCACTAATTTCTGAAGGGACATTTCTCAAATCAATAAGAGTTTTATTACGCATATAATTTTTAAACAAAGGATGATCGAACTTACCATCAAGATCGAGTTCAATGAGACCATCAATTTTCTTTTGCGTCAACGACTTTTGGCGCTCCCCCACAACAAGGCAATTATCAGGAGAAAGTATGTTAGGAACGCCATCGCCGCTGTCTCCCTTAAGAACATGTTCCATCAAATAACGTTCTGGATCTTCATGACTGATCCACTTCTTTCGTACAGGGTCATACTGCTTAACATTATCATACTTATGAAGCTGAATAAAGTCTTTATCGCCAGACAGAATTAGAAACCCTTCTGGTGCGATAACGTCATTAACAAGAGTCGCAATGATATCATCCGCCTCAGCAGATTCAATATCAATAACACGGTAGGGGAAATATTCTTTAAGTTCCGCACGAATCTTATTCATGCATTCGAAGATAGACTTCCAGTCCATTTCAGACTTCTCTTGAGCCTTCTTACGATTAGCCTTGTAATAAGGGAATTTTTGCTTGCGCCAGTAATTGGTGTTGTCACAAGCAATAACCATCTCGCCATACTTATCAGAAAATTTTGTCTTATAAGAACGGAGAGAATTTAGAATCATATGGCGAACCATATTTTCTTCTAGTTGGGCATTTGTATGGTTACCCAATTGCATAAGCAAATTAGACAACATAACCTGATTCAAATCAACAATAATCACATTTCACCTGTTATACGATTTCCATTGTTTCGCTTTTTTTAAGCTTCAAGTCTATTTTCTCTACAATTCGTAGAGCGCCTTCTTCTTCATCATCTGGTTCAAAAATATTATCTGCTATTTGTTGGAAAGGATGGTATATATCATAGTGTTTGCAAAGCATTGATCTTATTGCTTCTATGATAAAAGCACCATCTTTAATGACTTCATCGTCATCTTCTTCATCATCAGAAATAGAAAACCCAGCAACTTCAAGATTATTGAAAATAATAGGAGCAAGATTAGCAATAGTTTCTTGTATGTGGTAATGTTTCATCATCATAACACTTCGAGTAATTTCTTCAATTACTTCTTCACTGCTTTGTTGATTGTTATTCTTTTTAGGAAATTGAATAACGTTGTTACTATCCATTTGTTTTCCATTTCTAGATATATCATACCCTATATTAGGGTATTAGTCAACTGTTATTATTTAGGTTTAACAGTTTGTTGCAATGCGGCTACCCCATTCCGTGAAGGCAAAATCATACACCTTACAGGATGTCCCATCAGTGATATCATTGATGACTTTTTGACGTTTATCTGGGTTCACGTAAAATAGAAAGAAACCACCACCCCCAGCACCAAGAAGCTTACCGCCAAGAGCTCCAGCAGTAATCGCTCTTTCATAAACGTCGTCGAAATATTCGTTCGTGATCGACGTCTCGACTGCTTTTTTGTCCATCCAAGCATGGTGAAGAAGCGATCCAAAATCATCTAGCTTTCCTTCTTTAAGGTATCTAGCTGCCACGAATGCTTTATCACGGCTAGAACGAACAAGATCAAACTTGACACTATCATCCATAGCAGCTGCTTGTTTCTGTAGAATAGAGTTAGCATTACGACCTCGCCCCGAATAAACAAGGAGCAAACGATCCTCTAGGTTTCGCCAAAGATCAGGGTTATATGTTGTTGGGCGAATTTCAACAGAACCATCTTTATGGAACTCAAACAAATTCATACCGCCATAAGCCGAAGCATATTGATCCTGCTTACCAACAGGGTACTTACAAAGCTCTCGCTCGATATAATAAGCAGTCTGAGCAAGATATTCTCTTGACATCAAACCTACATGCTTATCTTGATTGGCAAGAACATTTACAAGTCCAAGAGTAAATGCTGATGATGAGCCAAGACCAGAACCCTTGGCAAGAATGTCAGCAATAGAAGCAATTGTTACTTCCTTATCAATACCAAAGTGTTTAAAACTTTCACGAGTGATAGCATGCTGCATTGTTTCAACATCAGGATATTCTTCAATCGTATCATACATCACCTTAACGCCGAGATGCGGAGTTTTATGAAGCATAACATAAATGTACTTGTCGATTGTAACCGAAAGGGCAGCTCCCTTTTCCTTTTCATAATACGACGGCATATCACTGCCGCCGCTGAAAAATGAAATACGAAGAGGCGTCTTAGAAAGAATCATTACGAAGTCCTATAGATAAACTGTTGTTTGGGAATAGCACGAGATTCAATAGTTGGATATTTATTCAATAGATCCTTTAACATTATTTCCCATACATTCTTAATTCTATCGATATTATAACGACTATCAGCAAAAACCTTATTAAACCGTACCATGGGTTCATGATTGTTATCAGAAACAAACTTAATAGCAGAAGCTAAATGAGTAGCAAAAATATTAGCATGTGCAACCTTGTCTGTATTATCACCCTGATACATAATATTCAACCCACCAGAAGTTTCAGCAAGTGCTCCATAATTTGGATGAACACAAACAAGACCAGCTGACATAGCTTCTAACATTGCACGACAAGAAGTTTCAATCCAAATACTAGGATATGCAAAAATATGAGCAGTATTAAGATATGCTTTCAAGTCAGCATTAGGAACAAAGCCATGATAAGTCATCTGTGGATGATTACGAATACGATCATAAAGAGGTTCAAACTGCAAATCATAATCGTCCCAGCCATAGATTTTAAAACTGGAAAATACATCTAGATGAATATTAGGATTTGTTTCTGCAATTTTTTCAAATACAGGAACAAGAATATCAAGACCTCTTTGAGGCGTTGATGTATATGTAATTCTAATTTTTTCATTATCCTTCATATCAAAAACTTGTTCTGGCGCTGGTTCAATCCCAGATTCAAGAACAATAGATTTTTGATTATAGGGAACGCCATGAATAAGCTGATAGCGCTGATATTGCCAATCGCTAATGAAAACCATCTTATGGAGACTATCTCTCCAAGATAAATCAGAAAACTTTTTTGATTCTGGATCTTCCGGCAAATCATGACACCAAAACAACCTGATTTTATCCATCTCAAGTTCTCTTGGTCGAGAACAAATAATTTGAAAATTCTCCAATAACTTTGGATCAATAATTTGGGCTAACTTACGTTTTGCAATTTCAGTACCACCAAAAGCATTCTTTGAAACTTCGTTTTCTTCAAACCCACTCATAGCTTGAATCCTGACTTTACTGCATCATCATAAAACATTTGGCATGTTTCTTTAGAGAACTGGGTTAGATCCTTACCAAATCCCTTTACCTTCTTAATAAGATCATTGGGCATCGTAATGATATCACACCCAGCCATTCTTGCCTCACGATATGCATATGCCTGGCGAGAAGAAGCCCAAAGGAATTCAAAATAAGAAACATCACCACGAACAGAATCATAATAATCAATACCATTGGCAATTATACCAATTGGATCAAATCCAGCATCAGCAATACGACCAGCAAATACAGAGATAATTGCACGAGTTTCAGGATTCAAAAAGTCAATTACATTCTTGATCTGATCAACAGTAAAGATAGCCGTGATGTTTAACTTGATCCCTTCGCTAGAAAGGGTCTTGATGATATCATATGTATTACGACCGTCAGTATGCATCACAGGGATCTTAACATATACGTCGTATCCGCCTTCTTCTCCCCATGAATCGATTAGACGAGCCTGACGAATAATTTCGGAAGGCTCGTCAGCAAACACTTCAAGACTGAGATTGGTTTCGGGACGATTGGCCCCAAGATAGTTGATAACATCTTTAGCAAAAGTAGCATAATCTGTAATACCAGCTTGGCGCATCAGTGTAGGATTTGTTGTAAAACCGCTGATCATAGGATCTTTAGCAGCTTCAATAATGCCATTCATATCAGCGCCGTCTGCGTATAACTTAATCATATTTTGGCTCCATAATTTGATCAATTGTAACAATAAGTTGACAAGCTTTTAAAACATTATCAACTATGTAATCAGGCTGAATATCTTTATATTCTAAAGGATAATGATATTCTTCACCAACGTATATAGTATTCAATTTACTCTTATGACCAGGAACTATGTCTTTCCAACGATCGCCTATTATATAGCTAGATTCTCTATCAAGATTATATTTTTTAATAAGGGTTTCGTGCATACCGTTTTTTGGTTTATACCAAGCTCCGGATCTATCATATGCTACTAAAATATCATCAACCCTTAACCATGCTTTAAGCATACGATGCATAATATCTAAATGATTTTGCGGCAAATAACCATCATAAACATCTGGTTGATTAGTTACCACAAAAGCCATATAGCCGTGTGATTTGACAAGATCTACTGCTGCTTTAGCACCTGGTAGTAGGTCAAACTCATTAACATCCCATGGAGCTGTCATTTCATCTCCATGTTCAACCAGACGATTCAAAACACCATCACGGTCAAATAAAACTGCCTTCACCATTTCGTAGAGTTAACCTGCAACTTAGGATTGGATACAATACAATGCCAAACAACTGCCTGAAATGATTCAGAATGAGGAGTTACACGAGCAGGAAACAACGGAGGAACAACAACACAAACATCAGCGTTCAATGCTGTATAACCATCTTTCTTGCCAACGATACCAACAACCGTAGCATCTACGTCCTTTGCAAGCTTAATTGCCTTAATGAGTCCAACAGAAACATTACGCTCTTCGTCGCCACCACCAACAGAAAGAATAAAGATTGAATCGAGACGATTCAATCGGCTGACTTTGAGATATTCGACAAATACGGTGTCAAAACCTTCATCGTTTGTTCGAGCAGTAACTTCTGATGCGTTATCAGTTGGTGCGTAAGCTTCGATTCCACAGAGCTTTCGGAGGTCATTAACCATATGTGAGGCATTGCCAGCACTGCCGCCAACTCCAAGTACGAAGACACGACCTTCGTTGAAATCTCTAGTATGTGCGAGTTTGGAAGCAAGTTGTTCTACCTTATTTTTGTCAATTGCATCAGCGATGCTAACTACCTCAGAAAAAAACTGATCACTAAAACTCATTTCAAAATCCTCTCTCTAAGTTCACTTGAACTATATGTATGATGCCTACCAGTGTAGATAACTTCAATACCACGTTTTTCCATAATTTCATAGCCAGTTATAAAATCATTGATGTGATCAGCACCAACAAATCGTTTATTGATAGGCAAAATACCCATCATATTTTCAAGATCAAGTTCTGTATCATATGGGATAATTGTATCAATCGCTTTACAAGCGGAAAGCTGATAGTACCTTTCAAACATAGATTGTACGGGACTATTCTTTTCTGGTCTATCTTTTGAGGGGTCAGTGTGAAGACCAACAGTAAGCCAATCACACTGACGTTTTGATTCTTCTAGCATAGCAAGATGACCTGCGTGTAACAGGTCAAATGCGCCACAGGTAAACCCAATGATCATTAGCTACGCTCTGACTCTGTTGCCTTGGCGTTAAGATAATTCATTACGTTCTCAGGAGATGAAAGTCCATATGGGTCTTGCTCTGCATTGTCCTGATAACCTGCTTCTTCAAACATGGCTTCGACAATACCATCATTGACGATCATAGCATATCGCCACGAACGGGAACCAAAACCAAGATTGTACTTGTTTACAAGCATTCCCATCTTCATGGTGAATTCGCCATTACCGTCAGGAATAACCTTTACGTTTTTGATTTCCTGTTGCTTCGCCCATGCATTCATAACAAATGCATCGTTAACTGACATACAGTAAATTTCGTCAATACCATGAACTTCCTGAAACTCATTGAACATTTCTTCAAAGCCAGGAAGCTGATATGTTGAACAAGTAGGAGTGAAAGCTCCAGGAAGCGAGAAAAGAATTACCCGCTTACCATGAAAATATTCATCAGTTGTAACATCCAGCCAACGATATGGATTAGGACCACCGATTGACTCATCACGAACACGAGTTTTGAATGTTACGAAAGGAACAGCGGCACCAACCAATGTTGCTGAACTGACATAATTTACCATGATTAAGCCTGTCGAGTTAGATAGTTAGGACGAATGTACTTGGCGCCAAAGAATTCCTTGACAAGATTGATGACAACCTGATCATCGTATTCCTTACAAGAGAATACGTCGAGATACATTGCATTGCCGCCCATACCGTCATCGGGAACGAAATGAGCGCAGATGTTGCTAGTTTCGATGAGCTGAACGAGAGTGTAGCCAGCCTTGTTACCAGATCCAAAGTTTACGATCTGTGGTTCGCCATAAGCAACCATGTCAATGTCCTTGACGAGGGTTTTGACGAACGAGTAGATCGTATGGTAACTTGTGATTGCAGTGTTATCAAGTTCTGCACAATCCAGAACGAGATGATATCCCCAGTATGCCATATTATTTCCCTTTCAAAGATTTAGACTTGTGGATGAATTGAAACTTCTTTTCCTCTGGCCAATCTTTGAGATAATCATTATCTTCATGAAAGAGGCGCAGGTATTCTTCTTTATTAATCTCTCGGTGGGAAATATCCATCTCACCAAGATGACATTGACTCATCTCTTCAAGAGTTCCGGGAACAAGAACAACGTCTTCTACTGCCCAGATATTATCGGCATCGTCAGGAAGTTCAACAACATAACGATGCCGAAACTGCGAAAGAGTTTCGACCAAAACCAATTTAGTCATTAGTAGTTCTCATTGATATTCTGAACATATGTAACAGAATCAACTCGGAAAGAACGCCAACCACCCTTTACAACATCCCATGCTGCAATAATATTAGGATTTACTTTATGAAAGGCGGTTTCTTCTGCAAGTTCATTCATATAGGTTGCAGGAAGAAGTTCTGGCCGAAGAGTGCATCGCAATGCACGATTTTCACCATTAACCTTGGTAAAGGTAACTTCAATAACATACTTTCTAAGATCATCAAGAAGTTCATCACGCTTAAACATTTTATATCACCCTTCAGTTAGGAATTTACCTGTCGATTCAGTTTGTTCATTTAACATCTTACTTAGTTGATCAAAACCACCGATGTTAAAACCATCTACCACAATAACAGGAAAGGTTGTAGCAGATGGGAAAAGTTCAAGAAGAAATTCTTTTGTAAAATCTTCATTTAGCTTCATTTCTTTGTAAGAAAGATTCCTTGAGGTAAGAAGCATTTTAGCCTTTGTGCAATAGGAACAATTTTCTTTGGTGTAGATCAATACATTCATGATAGACGAATTTCCCAATAAGCAGCGATATCCAAAGGATCTTCAGGGTTATACCCATTATACGCCATGTCAATCTTTACCATTTCTTCAAAGCTCATTGCTGTCTCCTTTTCCAGTATCATTATTATAGCCTATAAACATCAACAAGTAAAATCATTTAACTTTAATGTAGCTTGCCTTTATTTGCTTCTTTTCATGAATTTCAAACCCATTTGCAAACAATAGCTTTTCAATTGCATCATGATCATACATCCAAATATCATCATATACAAACATAGAACCAATATTAGTACGGGGAAGAAAGAAATTTGTCTCTAATTGAACAGCACTATTATCATGAGGACCATCAAAGAAAACAAAAGCATAGTCGTTTACAAGAGTTTTAACTTCATTGTAGACAGGAACACCATCAGAATAACGATTAAAGAACTCAGAATCTTCAAGACAAAAGAAAGTAAAATCTAGACCACGAGCATATGCATAAAAGTATAGAGAAGGGATGATACGATTACGCATAGTGTTATCATAATCAAAACGCTGTGGTGATACAATTTCCTTTGAAGAAGGATCGCCTTCGATTTTACGGTCAGGATTATGTACAGCCATATTAAGGTTTGTACAATCAATTTCAATATTACCATATGGATCAATACAAAACATTGGGCGATTTGTATTGCCCTTAGAAGAAAGAGCATCAATAATCATTTTAGCGGAACCACCACGACGAGTTCCAATTTCAACAATAGCTCCTGGAGTAGTACCTACCTCAATAGCAGCATTTACAAGAATATCATATTCCTGAGAATCTATACCAAAAACTTCTTCATCACTAAAACGAATCATGGCCATTTTATTTCTCCTTAGTAAAAATCAACAATTTCATCGGCAATGCCGTATTTCACAGCTTCTTTAGCAGTAAGCCAAACATCTTCAGGAGGAAGCAAGTATTTCTTAATGTTTGCTTCGTCCATACCAGTACAACGCTTATAATGATCAACAATTCTAGTTTGAGTATTATTGAATTCTTTTACCCTAGCCATTAGTTCATGTTCTTTGCCCCACGAACCCCAACTATATTGATGAGAAAGAATAGCTGTGTTACGAGTTATATAGCGATGACCTTTAACACCTGCAATAAATGTTAGAAGACCACAAGAAGCAATTTCACCAAGACCATATGTATAGATTGGGATCTTTGAACCCTTCATCGTATCAATTAGGGCAAATGCAGAAGGCACTTCTCCACCCGGAGAGTTGATGATCATCTTCATAAGCTTTGGGCGGTCTTTGCGCATTAGATTTCGAGCTATGATAAATTCTATAGCATCGGAAGCTGTATCAGAATTGAAATCTTTAAAGAGCATATAATAATGATGATCTTCTAAAGATGGGATAGTTGTCGACTTATCTTCTTTGTCTACCATAATCTACTCCAAAAATAAATGGAGCACAGCTCCATTTTATATTAAATTGAACGATATCCGATAACTTTTTCTCTTCTATATGCGCCAATGCCAACAACACCATCATGATTGCCAGAAATAATTATTGGATCACCATCTTCATCATACCCAGAAACAATTCCAACATGATTCCCACCACGACGAACTAATACTGCTACGCAATTAACACAACCATAGTTAGCCCGTTTTCCTCTACTCAAATAAGAAGCAGCAGCCCTATCATGACCACCGACTAACATATTCATAAAGTCAGCACACCATAGATTTTTTGGCAATCCTAGTTGTCTTGCACCTAATCCGAGATATTTAGAAGCTTCTGCTACTAAGTCACGACCATAATTGATTTCATATGCAGGAGTTGGTTTCTTTACCTTTACTGGTTCTTTATAGACATATTCACGTCTAAGTTTTTCTATAGCGAAAAAACCAGAAGATGTATTCTCATCATACACAGACATCATTTCATTTAATTTAATTTGTCTGTAATCAACTTTTTTTACGATTTTATTAACGTGGTAATGGTGATGATGACGCTTATGTTTTGTTTTAGCATTAGCTGTTGAGATACAATTGATGCTAACTAGCATTGCTACTAGCAAAAATATAAGTTTTTTCATTAGGTTCCCCTTTGTTAAATGCTCAAATGTCAAGGTGGATTAATAATTCATTTGAGCTCTCTATTCCGCCCAAAAAAGACGGTAATTTTATTTAGTTAATTGTGGTGCGCCGAGAGAAACTCGAACCCCCGATCAGACCACAAAAATGGTGTCCCCACCAGGACTCGAACCTGGAACCGATCCGTTATGAGCGGATGGCACTGACCAATTGTGCTATAGGGACTTGTTGTTTAAACTGCTAGAATTTCCTTGAGGCGATCAGCAGCGTAGGATGCCGCAAATGCTTCTGGCTTTACCTTCGGAGCAAATCCACACATACCACGAATATAGCCAGTTGCTTGCTGAATGACGCAAGAAGAACCGTGCATTTCGTCGCTAGAAATATCTAGGTGAACTTCGCAATACTTATCGCCGATAGCTTCAAACAAATCAAGATACATCTGAGAAGCTTTATAAACTTCGTTCATCAGGCGGTAAGCAGGGCGGTCATGACGTTTATCATAGTCACGATCAGTAGTTACTTGTCCGAAAACTTTGCATCCACGTGAACCATCAATATGAATAACGACAGCAACTGTATAATCAGCATACCAGAGGTTATCCCTACCACGATACCGCTCAGAATCGGCTCCGATATAAATGTTGGAGGCATCTGAAGTATTACGGATAAATTCTCTGACTTCATCGATGTTAAATTCTCTAGACACATTTCACCTTTTGATTATTACCGCTTGCGCTTGTTACGTTGCCTGCGCTTCTTGGAACCAATCTTGCGCCGACCCTTGCGGGGACGATTCTTGTGTGGCCAACTCATAATTATTCCTTTCATAATAATGCGAACCATCTTCGCGATAAACTCTTTTCCTACCCTTTTTACTCTCAGAAACTTTTTTTCTATTTTCTAAATTGTTCATTACATTTAAAGAACCAAATTTACCATATCCTGGATTATTCTTGCCAATCATTCTTACTTTATGTACATCATCTCTGATCCAAGTGCCGGATCTACCTTTCATATTTTGTTTAGTAGATTCAGTTTTTGGCACACCTTTAAACATTTCAGAGTTTTTTTCAGCTATTAATTTTCTAACGATAGAATAACTTTTCGCTGTATATCTTTCCTGTCCCTTACTTTTATTAAACGCCATTTTTATCAGAGCATTTATCATCTTATGTTTATCTTTACCAGTAACCATTTTACAAAGTAGAAGATGACAAATATAATGTTCTTTGGCAGTCAATAAAACTTCTTCAATTCCACCCATCGATTTTGGTATTATATGATGTGATTCGTAATATACGCCATTTTTCTTTTTGCGTAATTGTAATTTTGCGTTATCAACAATTAAATTATACCATTTAGTATATTTGTTTTCTAAAAACATAGAAGATTCTCCTTGACTCTCTATGTTTATTTATACATTACCGATTCTTATGAGGATGGGCCATTATATACTCCATTGTTAATTGGTGCCTACGGTCGGACTCGAACCGACACTGTGAGGATTTTAAGTCCCCTGACTCTACCTATTGGCCTACGTAGGCTTATAATCAATATTACCCTACTTTTTATTAAAAGGCAAGTGTTTTTTATGAACCCTTACCATAATCCATGTATTGTAATACTCATCCGACTCTAAAACATTATTATCGAATTGGTATTTAGCCTCAAAATAGGCAAACTCGCCTTTAGTAGTACAAAGCTTCAGGATTTCCCTTTTGAAGTTTTCTTTACCCAGTTCTTTAACATCAGCAGCCAGCTCTTTATTTGAGCCATAGTAATCTTGCCAGTCGCTTTCGACCTTAAAACGTTTCTTCTTGCCCTTGACTTGCTTTGATTTCGAGAAGTAAAAGTTCTTCTTCCCAATATACTTACGATTGGTAATCTGATTCGTAATTATGTATACGAACCCAACATAATCACCAATAGTATCATAGTATTCATTATTATAAAACCACATGGGGGACTCCTTTCCCCCATATTTATTAGTCGCTATCGTCTTCTTCTTCATCCCAGCCATCTGAATCAACTGGAATGAACTCACCACAGAAAGGACAGTAATCTACTCTTTCTGTAAGATCAGAAACTACATCAAAGTTTGCGTCACATTCCTCGCAGGTGATATCGTATTTCTTCATTTATTACCCCTTGCATTGATTCTTCTTATCTCCAGAGATTGTTTTAAGATCAACTGGCACTAGTGGATTCTTCACTGTCTTAGCATCAGGAACTGGGAAGGTTGAACCAGTTGCCTTTTCGATATCAGCAACTGTAACCTGATAGGGAGCGAAGTCAGCTGACAATCCGTCCTTGTGAGGAAACAAGAAAGCATAGCTCTTTTTAGTTACATCGTCAATAACAATCTTGAAGAGGAAATCGGGAACGACAACCTTGTCAGCACCAATAGTCTTGGTACCACCAATATCACCAGCATACATTGTCCAAGCATGCTGAGTTGAGTAAACCCATGCACGTTCAGCGGATTCGAGGTTCTTCCAAGTGCCACGGTTAACTGAAGGAAGTTGCGGACTCATGTTAGACATAAGGAATGATTCGCGAGCAATACCTTCGTCCCATGACATATCAGCATTGTTAGCGAGATGACCCTGATCATAACCAGAACCAGCATAATCAGTAGGCTTTGGCGAAGCAGCACCAAGAGAAACGTCAGCTGCGAATGCATTAACTCT